GGTGAATATACTAGTTTTGATTTGTTCATTATGTCTACCATGGTTGATGATTTAGTTTCTCCTCTCGTTAATTTTAATGGAGAAGTTTACCAGATGGATGGATCAACTCCTTCTGGCATTCCTGTGACTGTGATCATCAATTCATTGGACAACAGCTTGATCAATCGCTGTGCTTATCATTCAGTGTACCCACGCTCTTTACCTGGGAGTTTTCGACGCTTCGTTTCCCATGTCAATTACGGAGACGATTTTGTTAACTCCGTTTCGTATTATGCACGTAAATTCAATTTCCTGTCTCTCAAAAAGTATATGGAAAAATACGGGATGGTTTTGACCCCTGGTGATAAGACGGCAGTTGGGAAAGCTTTTATGACTTCCACTTCGGATGTTGTATTCTTGAAGAGATCTTCTATATCTCTCCCAGAACTTGATTACCGCATTGGTAAGTTGGATGAGGCATCAATCGTCAAGTCTTTGACTTGCGTTCTTGCATCTAAAGCTTTATCCCCGGAACTAGCCGCAGCCACTAACATTGATGGAGCTTTGCGCGAATGGGCCTTCCATGGAAAGAAGGTTTATGAAACGCGCCTCAAGCAGATGACCGAGATTGCGAAGGAGCACGGCATTGCACATTTGTGCCGCCAGCTTACGGCTTCGTACGAGGATATTCTTGCCACGCTCTAAGTGGCATAGCCTCTGATCAAGGCTAGTACAATACTGATCACCCCTCACCTCTAGTCAAGGTACGAATACTGACTTCACCTCTGGTCAAGGTAGTAATACTGACCCCACCTCTGGTCAAGGTGCGAATACTGAATCCCTCTGTGCGGGTACTACCGTACAGGCCTCTATTGAGGACCGAACCAAAATAGTATGTTAATGTATTGGTTACCTATATTTGATGTCTGGATATATATTTTGTATAAGGCTTGCATTTCATTTTTGTATATTTCGTGTATATTGTCCAAAACGAGTCTGCTCTTAACACATGAGTTTGACTTGCACATAGTTGTGTTACTTCTAATTCCGTCGAAATTTTTGATATACAACCCGCTCCTACTGGTCAGCAGAGGATCGGCACTATTGTGTTTTCACATGCTGACCGCCCCATGGGGACCCATATTGTATCTGAGTTGGAACCAACTTATGCTGCAGGTGGATCAACCGACGTCCCATTGGGGGATTTCTTAAAACGTCCGGTGGAAATCTTCACACGCGTAGTCGCCTTAAATGAGGATGTGTCCGTTATCCAAGATCCCTGGCGGGATTTTCTCAACGATGCAGCCGTCAAGCGCCGCTTGGAAGGTTTTAAGCACTTGAGAGGTCATCTCAAGATTCGCGCCACCATCACGGGTAATCCTTTTCTCTATGGAAGATTCATTGTTGCTTATGAGCCACGCCAGGCTCTTAGCATCCACCCCAAGGCTGCTCAGCTAAGCGAATGTTTTAGAATGCAGCTTTCACAATTGCCCCATATCTTCTTAGATCCATCTAAGGGAGAAGGAGGAGAGATGACTTTCCCCTTTTTCTGCCCAGAGAATTGGATTGACCTAACCCACACCACTTCCGTCTCAGACATGGGTAGAGTCTACATCCACACTTTCAATAGGTTGAAGCATGCAAATGCTACGACTGGTTCTTGTGTCGTACGAATTTACGCATGGATGGAAGATGCCGAATTGTGTACTCCCACAGCCGATGGTTATGGCTCTTGGGGTCCTATTCAGGCTCAATCTGAGTTTGCTGAACATCCCGTTTCTAATGTTGCTTCGGCTATTGAACGGGCCGCTGGCGCTCTTTCTGTTGTGCCTATGTTTCGTCCTTTTGCTAAAGCCACTGAGATGGCCGCTGGAATGGCTGGC